GTGTTAGCGTCAATACTTTTGATGCTTGTACTGTACCATAGACTACTAGTGCGCCGACATTGCTACCTGTATTGAATACAAAGTCAGCCGATGATGTGTAGTTTGGCGAACCTGTACCAGTAGTGATAAATGTGTTAGCAGAAATGCTACCCGTAACAACTACATTGTTACCGTCGAATGTAAAGTTAGCACTGCCGCCAAATGAGCCAGCATTGTTGAACTGTACTTGTGTGTTCGAGCCGCCTGGACTACCGTTTCCACCACCAGATGCTGTTGCCCAAGAGAGTGTGCCGTTACCGTTAGTTGATAAGAACTGACCACTAGTGCCGCCTGTAATCTTTACATTACCTACTGCGCCTAGATTACTAGTAGTAGTTACTGAGAGATTAGCGATTGATAGGGTATTACTTGTTTTATCAAATGTGAATGTGCTAGCGCCGGCAAAGTTGCCCGCATCGTTGAACTGTACTTGTGTATTACTACCGCCGGTCGTTACGGTCACTGATGTACCGTTAGCAGTAGTCATTGAGATAGCATTACCGTTAGCACTAATACTAGCGTTGCCCATGTAGATAGTATTGTTAGACAAATACAAATCTTTGAAGCGGGCAGTAGGGCTACCTAAGTTGTAGGTCACATTAGCGTTAGGTAGGATGTTACCGCCCACTGTTAGTGATGTCAGTGTGCCTACGCTTGTGATGTTAGGTTGTGCGGCTGTTGTGACAGTACCCGCTGTTGTTGCTGCCGTAGCATTAGCAACTGTTACGCCGCTCACATAGGTATTCCAAGCACTATTTGCTGTTGCGTCTGTTGCGAATACACTAGCGGGATCTTCGCGGAATGTAGTATCGGTCGCACTAGTTGCGCCGCTTGTTAGTGTTGTTACTGATTCAGTGCGTAGGTCTAAGACACTGCGTATTCTTGCTTTGACTGCGTTAGTGTATCCGTTAGAAGTTTGAAAGATGATTTGATACAGAACACGGAACTCAGTTGCGGGCATTGTTCCCAGGTCTAAGTCACTAAAGTGTGCGTCTTGTGCGGCACCTAAACTTGAGTATTGTGCTTGTCCCATCAAACTAATAACAGGGCTATTCAAGTTATTAGTCGCTAAGATGTACATGACACCGTAGTTGTTGTTTGTGATATCTGCCGCGCTCCAAGTACCACCGGTGTTCAAGTTGTATGTAGGTCTAGATGAGTTAGGCTTGAACGGAAAACTAGTAGCGGTGTCCATGACCCATGCGCTACCGCTTCTATAGAATACAGGTATCTTACCGGGTAGTGCTAGGTCTTGTTGAAATGAGTTACTCGCAGGCGTTGTTGTTGTAGTTACTGCTATCTCAATATCTTCGTCATAGAATGTACCACTAGAGATGCCAATTTGAGCATCTGCGTCCAATGAGCCTGTGCCAGTATCATCGTATGTTATTACGAAACCGGTTGCGTATGCGGCGCCGCGAGTTCTGTGTAAGTACTCGTGTGTTTGCCAGTCCATTGTTGTACCATGACGCTCGTCAGCAAAGTATTCTGCTTTTGCGGTAGTTGCGTTCCAATAAACTAAGGCGACGGGCGCTACATTCGCTAAGTCAAAGAATGTTGTTGATGTTTGTAGAGTACCAACAGAGTTGTAACTGATGTAGTTTAGTTGTGTTGTGTTTGGTACTTGTATGCTCTCTGCTGTTTTGATGAAACGAGTACCCTTGACCCAGACCCAGAAAGTTGCCGCCGTGGGTGATATCGTTAGTGTTCTTGTCGAGTTATTGAACGATAAGGTTGTTAGTGTGCGTTCAGGATCAGGAAAGCCAGTAGGTTCATTAGTAACATCAATCATGTTTGATGTTTGCGAAGTATTACCAGTTACATTACCGGATAGTTCGCTGTATATCTGAGGTACACTTAGAATACCTGTAGTACTATCGAACCAGAAGTTAGCAGTGCCACCGAATGCGTTTGCGTTATTGAATTGTACTTGTGTGTTACTACCGCCTGGTGGTGTCAAACTACCGACAGCATTTGCCCATGTGACATTGCCGTTGCCGCTACTTGTTAGAACTTGATTAGCATTACCGCCGTTGATTCTTAGATTTGCCGCAGTGCCTAAGTTACTAACACCATTGACTGTTAGTGATGTGAGCGTACCGACACTTGTGATATTAGGTTGTGCTGCCGTATAAACAGTGCCGGCGATGAGTGCGTTTGCTACTTGACCGCTTACATTAGCGCCCGCAACAGCGTTTGCTGTGTTTGCTATGTTTGAACTAACTGCGTATGTAGCGTTAGCAACTACACCAGTAACATTACCGCCACTAACCGAGTAAGCAGTGCCCGCGATGTTAGCATATGTAGCATTAGCAACAGCACCAGAGACATTACTGCCACTAACACTATAAGCAACACCGGCCACGTTTGCGTATGTTGCGTTAGCGACTGTACCGGTTACATTAGCACCAGCAACTGCGTTTGCTGTGTTAGCAACGCCACTGTTAGTAGCATATGTAGCATTAGCAACTGCGCCGGTTACATTTGAACCACTAACAGAGAACGCATTGCCCGCATAGTTTGCGTAGTTAGCATTAGCGGCATTAGCGTTACCACTGCTTACTGCCGCCCAGCGTAGAAGACCATTGCCGTATGTTGTGAGTACTTCACTAGCGTTGCCGCCAGGGATGTAAAGATTAGAAACGCTACTGATATTGACTACACCGTTAGCGGTTAAACCTACTGTTCTGATTGTGTTTGCAACTGTGACTGTATTAGAGAAAGTAGCATTAGCCGCAACAACAGCATTCGCTACTGTTAGTGTAGCGTTAGATGATGTGAATGTAAAGTTAGAACTAGCGCCGAATAAGCCTGCGTTGTTGAATTGAACTTGTGTTGTTAGGCCGGCTGGGTTTGTTGCGCCGCCATTGCCACCACTGCCACCAACGATTGTGCCGCCGGGTGTTGTACCATCGCTAACACGAATAACATTGTTTGTTGGGTCATGCCATAGTCTGCCGGTCTGACCTACGAAATCTGCGCCGTTTGCTCCGTTGTTGCGACTAGTGAAAAATTCTTGTATCATCTAGGACTCCTATTAGAACGGAGTGCTAGATGTAGTAACTGCTATAATAGGTGTTCCTGCTAAACGAGTGATATCGCTGAGTTCGCCGCCCTCATCAGCATAATCTTCGCTGTTACTAGCACAGTCGCATGGTTGATCGCATCCGCAGCCGCCCGCTTCGTCATAGAAACTATCGATACCAGCTTCACGCTTTTGTAGTTCTAGTGCCGCCTGTAGTGGTGGTACCATCACATCACTCTCAGTATTGTCTGTATTGTCGTGTACGACCGGTACTAGGCCGCCTTCGACTGAATCGAGCGCATTGCTTGGGTTACCTGTAGTGTGTTCTACATTGTCTAGAGTGTCTAAGAGGCCTCTGAGGATGTCTTGAATTTTCATATATGGGTTCCTGTATCTAGTATTTATCTCTTATCGTAAGGTTGCTCACCTGTCAAGAAAGGTTTAGAGAACCATAGACGAAACCATTCATCGCTTCCAGGTCTGATGTTTCGCTCACGCTGTATTTGACCTAGATTAGTAGCATACTCGCTTGTTTCTTCGCCGTAACTAGTGCTTATGCCTGCTAACTTCTTCAAGTCATCAATACTATCGATAGGGTTTTCAGGAACAACGGCCGTTTTAGCGCCGGTGTAGGCGTTCATTAGTTGTGCTTGCCGGAATGCGTCGAAAGTCATAGCGTATTTAGTAAAAAAGCCCGCTAGAATAAACTAACGGGCTCTAAACTTAACTAAGGTTTAAGGATTACTTGAGATCAAGCGGGCGAGATTTAGTAACTACGATACAGTAGTATTTCTCACGGTCGGTGATTTGCTCACCCTTCTCATCGACACGACCTAAGTTCAAATCGAACTCAAAGTTGTTGAACTTGTCGATAGTGAAACCAGTGCGAACTAACAAGGCTGCCCACTGAGATGCGCCTAAGATAGAGTAGTGATTCAAGTTCCACTCGTGACGGCGATCACAATCCGGCTGTGGTAACTCGATGTACATTTTGCCGCCCTGCTTGAGAACACGATTGTATTCAGCAAGTGAGAAGATAGGGTATGGTGAGTGCTCTAGGGCATGACGCAAGAAGATGAAATCTACTGACTCGTCGATGTAACCGTCTTTGACTGGTAGGAATGATAGATCATACTTTTCTACCTTGTGACCTTTGTCTTCGCAAATTTTGATATCGCCGGGTGATAGAGTAACACCAATAGTATTAGTGTAACCACGTTCTTTCATCTCATCTAAGAAGTAGCCTGGGCCACAACCTAAGTCTAAGATTTTTGCGTCTTTTGGTAGTTCTAGTGGGTCAACATAATCTTTGACCATTTTAGTAGTGATTTCTTTGTGAAACCCACTTTCGCCCTCATCATAGATATGAGCGTTGTAAAGCCAGTCGTTGTAGAAACGGAGCTTTAGGGTGTCGATTGTTTGTTGAGCGTCTAGTGCCATAGTTTTGTTCCTTTGACTTTACTTAGTCACAGAAAAGAGGCACTAAATTTTTTATTTGAACTTTACTCGTTTAGTGGTGAGTGTTGGACTCTTGGTGTTTGTATCACTAGGCTCTTTTGATTTGCTGTATGGCACTACTTCCTCGGAGTCTGTAGGAATAGTCTTCTTGGCAGCAATGAACATGTTGTATTCTTCCTCAGTGTAGGGATGAACTGTGTTGTATTTTTCAGCAAACGAGGCAGCGTCCATATCAACAGCGTCTAAACTCTTACCATCGGCCATGGCCATAGCCATCCACAATCTGTTCATGTGATAGATACGATCATAGCCACCAACATCTCTAGACTTGATTACGCCTAAGGAGGCCTGGGCATGATCCTTATGAATCTTGCCCTCTTTCTTAGCCTCAGAGATGAACTCTCTTGCTCTCATTACTTGATGCCAGCTAATTTACGCATTTCTTCTGCGACATCGATTGTGTAGCCTTCACTAACGGTTACTTTAGTGCCTGGCATTACTGTCTGAGATTTCTTCTTGCCGTTTAGGCCGCCAGAAATAACATTCATCATAAATTCCATGTCTGTAGTGAATTGTTCATCTTCACTACTGCCACCACGCTTGTTTGCCCACTCGTTTAGTTGCTCATCACTACCGTGTGAGCACTCGTGACCGTCGCCTTCATACATAGCACCACATTCGTTACACTGAGTTTCAGTTGATTCTTCGATAGATTCTTCTTCCTCTTCAGATTCTTCTTCCTCTTCAGATTCTTCTTCACTACCGAATTCACTATCTTCGCTATCAGATTCTTCGCTATCAGCCTCGTCATCGGTATAGACTTCGATTTCGTTGTCGGATTCTTCACCGGTTTCTTCATCGGATTCTTCACTGTCGCTACCGGAGTCGAACTCAGGGTGCTTTGGTTCTGGTGCTGTTTCTTTACCAATACCCATAGCTGCCAACATTTGTTTCATAGCGTCCATGCCGTCTTCTTCGCCCTCTAGACCACCCTGTGCGTCATCGAAATCAACAACTTCGATATCACCGACTGACTCTTCGTCGTCTGCTGGAGCAGAGAACGGACTACTATCACCATGAGCAGTCATTAGATCGCCGTGTGGGTCTTTCTTTAAGCCTAGACCAGCAGTTTGAATTAGTTTTAGTAACTCATGTGCGTCTTCGTCATTAGCAGTGATACTCACGCTGTCAGGAGCACCTTCATTACCTACACTCGTAGATACTGATAAACCTTCGTTTAGTTGCTTGCCTTCTAGTAGAGATTTTAGTTGAGCATCCCACTTAGAGAATGACTCATCGACTTTTTCACGATCGGCTGGTGTAGCAATCTTGTGCTTCTTAGATACTTTGCCGATTTCTTTCTTTGGCTTCTTGCCGCCGCCGAATGCTTTACCTAACGCATCGAAACTGTAATCTTTCTTTTCGCCAGTCTCACTATCACTGCCCTTCTTAGGACGACCACGGCCCTTCTTAGGAGCGTCTTTCTTGACTTTCTTGCCGTCTTCATCTTCATCATCTTCGTGACGGCGACCGTAACCACCAGCGTCAGCAGTGTGCTTGATACCAGTCTTTGTTTTTTCAACAGCTTCTTCAACTTTCTCATCGCGGAGTTTTTTGAAGTCTTCTTTTTCTAACTTGCCGTTTTTGTTAGCGTCTAGCTTAGCTTGACCGCCTTTTAGTTTTTTACTTTCAAACATATCTGTTTCCTTTAGTCGTTGTTCTAGGCTGCTCATGCCATTATCTTTTTTAACTGACGCTTGTAATGCTCTGTGCGCTAATTTGGTATTACCGTTCTTCTCGTGTGCGTCTGCTACATGATTAATCATATCAGTATCCATATCATCGATACTACCAGGTAGTTCGTAACCGCCAGGTTGTTTTTCCGGAGCATATGGGTTTTGTTCGTCTAACATACCGCTGTTAATAGCCGCCTCATTGCCGCCGATGCCGTTGTCTTTAGCATAGCACCCTTCAACAAACTCTTTTAGTTCTTGTAGAGGACCGTGCCAGATCGTGCGTGGGATTTTGCCTTCTTTGAAGTAGTGTTCAGCTAGTGCTTCGAACAAACTAGAGTCCATGCCCCAGCCTTCTAAGAATTGCTTGTGTTCATACGGGTGATTTTCTTTGATGCGAACTAGTGCTTCATCTAGTTGAACTTCTTGTGTGCCGTCTTCTTGTAGTGGAGCACCGGTTGTGTTTTGTTGTGTTGTTGGCGCTGTAGGAGCACTACTAGCTGTCCCGGCCGCCTGTTGTGGTTGTTGCTGTGTAGGAGCACTGCTAGCTGGCATTACTGCTGATAGTTGTTTCTTATCTGCCGCACTCTGTAGTGCTGCCTGAAGTGGGTCGTTGTTATTAACATCAACCATAGCAACGCCTTGCTTACCAGATGCGTCTTTTGTAGGAATAGCAACTTGACCGCCTGGTGCTGTAGGCGCAAACTCATTTAGTTGTTGCGATTCTATTTGTGCGATGTATGATTTTAGACTCATAGTTTTACTTTCTAGCTCCTGTTGCTGGGAGAGCTGGACGCTTTACTGTAGAGAATGGACTCTTAGCGTCATTCTTTTGTGGAGCAAACGGGTCGTGCTTGTCTTTTGTTGTTTCTTTGCCGGCAATAGTGTAGTCAAACTTATCTTCTTGTGCTTGTTTTTTGATTGAAGATAGATAACTATCACCGTAATCTTTATTAGCTTCTTTACCGTTGTCTTCTAGTGAATCATCACCTATTAGAGTACTAGGCTGATTAGAGTACATCTTTTCTTCTGTTTCTAATGAGTCAGAGTAATCAGATTGAGACATGCGAACTAGATTCTCATCACCGCCTAATAGTTGAGCCAACTGTTTGACCATGGGTTCTGTAGCAGGATACTTAAACTCAACATCAATGATAGTAACTGATTGATCTTTGAGATCAGGGAAGCCGTGTGGTTGCGCCTGAATTGGTGTAGTCTTAGCCTCGCCGATTTTGACGGGATCGAACTTTTGTAAGTTGTGTTTGAACAACTCAATAAATTGTTTTGGAGTCTCGCCAGCAATACGGATTTTGTATCTGTATGTTCTGACCGATTCTGCTAGGTATTTACGAAATGATTTCATGGGCGTTTATTCCAGTGTATCTCTTATTTATCTTTACTAGCTGATTTACTTTGTTCAAGAATCTGCTTGATTAGTTCGTGGCGGTCTAAGACCTGACCTTGGCCAAGAGGTAGAGTCTCTGGAGATGCTTCGCCTTTTGCGGCGGCCTGGGCTACCTTGCGATCAAGATCAGCTTTTTGTAGCTGTAACTGAATCATTTTGAGTTTTTTGTTTGTTTTAGCGACTTTTGCTGTAATTGCGTGACCTAGCATTGAAGATGCAGAATTGAAGATTTCACTTGCGAAGCGTGAATCGACTTGGAAACCAAGGTCCATGAGATTATCGAATGCTTCTTTTGCTTTTGCTGAGAGTTCATCCATCTCAGCATCGCTTGCTTCTAAGCCCTTGACTGCGGGCAGTGCGTTCTCAATCTTATCGATAGCGTCTAGAGTTTCTTCTGTTAGATAACTCTCAGGGATATCTTCTTCGATGGGAGCTACAGTTTCTTTAGGCTCATCGTCAGGTAGATTGAATAGGTCTTGTAATTGTTTCGTCATAGCAAGTATTTATTTACTTACTACCATTTCGGAACAAATCATCTTCTGTGATTACGCGGAAAGCGATACCACTTCGCTTACAGAAAGCATTAGCTGCCTGCCATTTGGCGTGATTTACTGCGATTGTTGCCCTGGTGCGTTGTGATGGACGGGCACTGCCCTCAAGTAACGCCTCTTTTTTAGGCTTGATTTCGACCATCTCGGCGATTTGTCTGCCGTTCTTGTCTTGATACACTACTAGAAAATCTGGGACATAGATGGTCTGTTTGCCGGTGAGTGGATTTTTGTATGGGATTCTGATACTCTCACTGGCCCACTGTAATACATTTTTGTTGTTGTCGCAGAACATCATAAAGGTCAGTTCCCACCCACTGCGATAACGAGGCTTACCTAATCCCACATATTTTTGTGGGTTCTTTACTTCATAAACTCCCTGAGCCCACTTAGCCATGTTACTGAATCACATTTCTTCCGGCGTGACTATTCGGCTTCATAATACTAGAAACTCCATACATGACTGTTTTATCACTGAATGAGTTTAGAAAGTAAGCCATAGTCGCGGTTACTTGAAGAGCATCCTGGTCAGACATAGCGTCAAGTAAGTCCATAATATCGTATCCTGTTTGAGCAGAAATGTCGAATAGGTTTTGTGTGTAGCTTTTGGCCGCTGTTAGAGTAGTAGTGACACCTCTAAAGAATGATAGAACCAACTCATACTGATTAGAGTCAATTTGATATGTCGAGCGGTATTGTGATTGTGATTGATCTGCCATAGTAATACTATTTAGCAGTTCATTCGCCCTCGTCGCCGCCGTATTGTACTTCTACGGGTTTGTTCAACTCAGATTCTTTGTAAACCTTATTACCATTACCGGCTGCTGGCTCACTCTTGACCGCATTAGATGCCCAGTTCCAGGCCGTTCTAATGTTGTTTGGATTAGATACTGTGCTCTGAATACCAGATAGTACTTCTTTCTTTAGTAAGTCTTTTAGATCAGTACCACTGAATGTTTTGATGGCAGTGCCAGCTTTCTGAATAGCACCCAACACATCAGGTGGCGATTTACTCAAGTCGGCGATGATACCGTCGCCCGCGTCTACTAGGCCGCCAGGGCCCATAATTGATCTGTTTGATCCAGGACGAGTAATAGGAGATAGTGTCTTGTCGTAATACTGATCGGTGCCGAAGCCAGCCACCATAGTTGATGGGTTTTCGCCGTTGAGGGCGCCTTCAGAGTAAGTAACAGTTTCATACTTGACCGTCATCTTATTTTCCATCACGCCAGTTGCTTGTGAGTAATCATAGGTATCGTGATCAAATCGTTCGATAACAGGATTAATTAACGTGTAAAGACTAAAACTGTGTTGATTGAAACCGTAGATTTTGATTGACTTGAAGAATGCTGGTTTAGGTTGGCCGATAGCTGCGGCGCTAGCGCTAGTAGTCGGCTCGCCCACATAACCCCAGTTCTGCATGTTCTTTAGTTCAGGGTCGTATGTATTGCGATTATTCACACTGTCCATATTATTGTAAGCAGTGGTAGTATCGTTGTAGTAATAAGAGAAATAACTATGCCATACTTTCTTGATAGCGCCAAGTGCGTCATCGTGAAATGTTATTTGAACTGGATCATAGTTGATTTTTGTTTGTACATAGCGCTTGCGATTGTACTGATTCATCTCTGCTAATTGAATACCATAGCGAGGTAGAGAGATGTTCTTTACTAGCAGACCAGGAAGTGATTTTTCAGGGAAACTATTGTAGTTAGAAGATACTAGTGTATCATTGATGTCGAAATAGACATGAAATAGATACTTGAGCTTGGGAGCGTTGCCGTAGCCGTTTGTTCTAAAAATCTTACTAGCGTGTTGAGCATCACGCAAATTGGGGTTGCCGAAGAAACCCTCGACGAACCCCTGTCCTAAGTCTTGATAGAATCCAGCCATCTAGATTCTTTGTTAATTATGCGCCACCGGTGCCTGATACAGCACTGCCGATAGAACGGCCGATTGAGTTACCAACGCCGCCACCAGAACTAGTTTGTAGAGCGTTATCGAATCTGATAGACAACTGAATTGTTACAGCTTCGTTTGTAGCATAATTCAATGAGTTGTAGTTAGCACCAGCAATGTAAGCACCGTAGAGTTCCCAGCGTTCTAGTACAGTCACGCCGTTAGTTCCCATGCCACCATCTAAGATTTCACAATTCAATTGGAACTTGTAGTCACCGCCAGCGGCAGCACTTGCTTGTTCACTAAAGTCGAATTGCTTCTGAATTTGTTCACCGACCATCTTAGCAATACTACCGTTCACATCGTCACGGATGTTCACAGTAACCGCTTCCCATGTTGGCTTACCAGCTAGATAGATGCGACTGTTGTAAACTTCGATTGGAATTTCTGGGAATGTTACGTTAGGTCTAGTAAAGTCGATTACTTGTTTGGTCAACTCAGTAGCACCAGATTTATCAACGCCGAAGTTCAAGAACGTTAGTCTAAATCTGTATTGTAACTTAGGCATCAACAAGCCACCGTCGGTCTTGCCATCGGCTCCCGGAACGGACATACTGTTTAGTGATGCACTTAGTGTATTTGATACAGCCATTATTATTTCTCCTATTATCTTTATTTATCTAAAAAAATGGGTGAGGTTGTCACCCATTTTTGTTTATCCCAACTTAGCAATCTCACCCGTGTTTAGAACACGAACTGGGATGTAGATAAATTCGATTGCTTTGACTGGCTCGATAGCAATATCAATCCATAGTTCGTTACGGTCAATACGTGCTGGAGTATTGTTACTCTCATCACAGACTACTAGGTAGTCATAGATACCACGCTTAGTTTTGATGTCCGCCATTAGAGTTAAAATAACAGCTTTGACTTGGTCACGAGTTCGAGTGTCGTTTGGTTCGAACAAGAACGGACGTACTGCTACCTGTAATCTGTCACGGATGTAGCAGATTAAGCGAGCAACGTTTGTTCTATCTAGAGCACTCTGACTATCATAACTGTTCTTATTGCCGTAGTTTAGTAGACCAACGTTTCTGAAGAAAGCGATTGGGTTAATAAAGTTAGTGTACTCGATATCACGTAGAGCGACACGGTTCTGAGTTGTTTTGAACTCACCACTAGCGGCATCAATGTAACCGATGTTAGTAACGTTATCAACTACACCACGGCGCATACCGGCTGGAGCGAACCATGGATAAGCAACGTTGTCATTGTGAATCATTGTACGTAACATCATGTGTGATGGGGGCACAACTACGTCGGCGCCGGTTAGGTCTGTTGTGATGCCACTTGGGTAGTAAACACCTAAGTATGTATCACGTGTGACTAAACCGTCATCGCCAGTACCTGTTGCGCCGTTACTGTTGGCGGCCCATGCTGTAATAGCATTTGCGTCATCTTGTAAGCGTAGTGGTGTGTCACCAATGATGTAAGCAGTATTATTGCGATCATTGTTTAGACTGACCATGTTAGGTTGTAGTTCAGCGTAACCAGGAGCCACAATCAAGTTGTAACTTGTTTGATCGTCACGTAGTTCACTACTACTATCTACCATTGACTTCAATGCTTTAACGATTACCGCACGTTGAGCCTTACGACCCATGTATGGTGAACCGTTTGCTTTGTTGCCACTCATTGTTACCCACGCATCTTTGTATGTAGGTAGTGTTTGATCTGCGAAATCGATAGCGTTGAAATAATCAACACGGAATTCCTTGACATTGTAACCACTACGACGGGTGTTGAATAGAATCATGCCTTGTGGGTAAGCAGCCGCGTTTGGAGCGTCTAAGTCAGTGTAGTCACTCTTTAGCATACTTAGTGTAGTAGGCATTTTATCATTTACTGGGTCAACATCACCGCTAGTACCCCAACGAGCATCTGCGAATAAGACACCGTTTTCTGTTGTTTGATCTGTAATGTCTAACTTAGTCCACTGATCAACACTGTTGACAGACTGCCAGCGATACATTTGCGGATAGTTCTCTAGGTCGCTACTATCGATCCAGATGTCGCCATAAACTAGTTTATTTCCATTAGTTTGTGTGATTGGTTTGGCGGCAGCAATGATTGGGCCGCTTGGGTTGTTACCTAAATTAGTACCGCTACGTGGTAGACCGTTGTCATCAAAGGCAACGTTTAGATAACCCTTCCATACACCACCGACGTTTATCATCAAGTCTACCTGATTGATTACACTGTAGAACCATGGTGTGCCATCTGCTGGTGAATTTACTGGTGCTGTATTATCGGCAATAAAATCAAAAGGTTCCCAGTTACTTAGTAGTACTGTATATTGTGGCTGTGCGAAGCCACTGTACCATTCAATAACTGTAGGTGTACCGCTACCATCAGTACTTAGACTTACGACTTTGCCTTCGATTGCTACGCCGTCTAAACCGGTGATGCCATCAACTGTAAAAATATCGTCTTGTGAATAGCCTGAACCGGACGTTGTAATGTCCAATGTTGGCACAAAACCTGTGGAAGTTACACTTACTTTTAGTCCAGTACCGGCGCCGCCAGTGGTACTAGCAGGTGAATTAGCCGTACTACCTGTGCCTTCAGTATAATCTACTGTCTTATATTGACCATGCTTGGCGCCTAGAGTGCCCGTAGCAGAACTCATATCGTAGAATGTAATACCTGCTGTAGTCAATGGACTCTCTAATCCAGCCGTTACACTAGCACTGTCATCTAAAACAATAATGCCACCCTCTGTATGAGTTATCGTAATTGCGCCTGTATTAGCATCTGTTGATACTTCTGTATATGGAATAGCTGATGTTACACCATTGAGCGTAGCGGCATGCCATGCGTCAATGAAATCGCTAGCAGTCGTGCTAGCTTGTGTTAGACCAGCAGGGATAGTAACAGTATATGCTGAGCTAGTGACAGCGCTGCCAGGAGTACTTACCTGAACAGTAAATGAGCTACTTGGAGCAAAGCCTGTTGGATCAGCTACTGTACCAGTAAATGTACTAGCGCCAGTTGCGGCACGGTAATACATTCTCATTGGGCCGCGGCCGCCATATGACGGCTGTAATAAAACTGTATTCAATGGGATTGCCTGTCCACCTGTACTATCTAGAGCATCGTTAGCTACAAAGTCATTAGCACGAGCAGTAACTGTTTTACTAGTAAATGAAGCGCTAGCAGAGCTATACTGACTTAGAACAACATTCAAGCCTTCATTGAAGGCATTAGTTTTGATCCATACACTGCCTGTTGGGTGCGGCGTTGCGTCTGTCTTTCTCCATGTTGGCTGATTAGCGTTATTGGCAAATTCTAGACCAGGAGTTGCGTATACGCCAGCTGGCAGACCTAGGTCTGATAGAACACTACTATCACCAGCAATACCAAGCTTAGCAGAAAACGTAGTAGTATCTGGTAGACTGTAGTAAAGCGATAGTTTGTTACTAACAGTAGAATCACCTTTTGCTGTGATGTATGGAATAACTAGGGCATCAATCTTAGCGGCGATAGATTCTGCTGTATCAGTAGTAGTGACAGTTACGATCTTGCCGTATACACCACTGATCGTAGAACTGTATGCTGATAGCACTGAACTAGTAATAGTTTGTGAAGCACTGACCGTGTACGTACCTATGCCGCCTGTACCAGTACCTAGAGCACTGATATAAGTACCAGGAGTAACATCACGTGTTAGTGTAGCGCCAGACGGTGACGCGGCAATAGTAGCAGTTGAAATAAGTTTGAACTTAGTGCCTATTGTCGGCTGTGCTGTCACTGTTGCGCCAGTAGCAATAGATAGAGCACTGATCTTGTAGATACCACCGCTGCCATAAACACTAATACCATTGTCATCTACTGCTTTGTAGAATGTATATGTGCCACTACCTTGTGTCTGTAGGAGTGAATCGCTACCGTCAGAAGTTAGAGTGATAACACCGTTAGTAATTGTTTCTACATAAGTACCACCAATGATACCTGTACCAGATACTAAGTCACCAACTGAGATGCCAGTAGTACTAGTCAATGTTAGTGAGTTTGTACCCACTGTGCCGGTTGCTGTAGTAGTTACTGCTGTTGTCACTGGAGCATAGAAGTAGTAATCAGTACCATAGACGCCACCGGCACCAGCTTGTGTCGTGAATGCTGTATCTAGTGTAATTACGCCAGTAGCCACTGTTGTGACTTTAGCTAATGTAGCTGCCTGTTCTTTTGGCAGACCTGAACCCACCATTACTAGACCCTTAGCGCCCGCTAGAGCACTTAGAGTTGCCCATGATAGGGCACTAGTGCCATCCGCAGCCTTAGCGCCAGTCATAGTTACTGTTGTAGCACCCACAGCACCGCCACTTGAGAATGTTGCTTTGCCGACTAAGTAGTGAGTTTGCTTGATGATACTGGTACCACCTGTACTAGTTGTAGTTGCGCCACTATTTAATGATAGTGATCTGCCAGCTAGTAAGCCGCCGGTTACAGTAGTTGTTGTTCCATCAGTCCAAGCAGGACCAGTTACTGTAGCAGTGTCCCATGTATTTACTACCATTGTAGTTGTACTTGTGCCATTGGCTAGCATTGCTGGGAAAGTACTGATACCAAAGTCAGCTAATGTTTTACCACCCGTCAAGTCAATAACCGTCTTAGAGAAGTCTGTATCACCAATAGAACCCACAGCGTAATCGCCGCCAAGTGTTGCAGCATCAATAGCAATAGATGATGAACCTGATAGGACTTGACCGACTGCTAAGCCACTGCCATCTGTTACTGTTAGTGTAGTGCCACTAATGCTACCAGTAAATGTTTTTTTGCTTGTCGAGATTGCCTGTGATTCACTAACTGTGTATGTACCAACACCCCCTGATGTACCAGTCAACTGAGATGTGATGTATGTACCGTCAATGATGCCGCTACCACTTAATACTGTACCTACGCCCAAAACTGATGATGATGAGTTGATTTTAGTGATAGTAAGAGTATTGCCTTCAATGCCGATATTCTTGCCATCGTTGATAACGCCAGTGAAATTCGCTGTTTCTATGCCACGAGTAACGATCA